CATCAATATGTTATTAGGACATAGTGATACGGGTAAAACAACCGCACTTGTAAAGTCAGCAGTAGACGCACAAAAGAAAAACATTGTTCCTGTGTTTATTATCACAGAACAAAAATGGAGTTGGGACCACGCAGAATTAATGGGTTTTGATAGAAATGGAGATTATCTTTTCAATAGTGATTTTGAATATATCGAACAAATTACAGAATATATCAATGAATTGTTAGATGCACAAGAAAAGGGAGATATACCTCACGATTTATTAATCCTTTGGGATTCGGTAGGTTCGGTTCCATGTAAGATGACTTACGACGGTAAAGGTGGTAAACAACACAATGCATCGGTATTAGCTGACAAAATTGGAATGGGTATCAACCAACGTATCTCAGGGTCAAGAAGGACAGATAAACCTTATACAAACACATTAATCATCGTTAATCAACCTTGGGTAGAATTACCTGACAATCCTTTTGGACAACCAAAGATTAAAGCAAAAGGTGGAGAAGCAATTTGGTTAAACTCAAGTATTGTATTCTTATTTGGTAATCAAAAAGGAGCGGGTACAACTAAAATTTCAATCACTAAAGATAAGAGAAAAGTTAAAATTGCAACAAGAACAAAAATCTCTATCATGAAGAACCATATCAATGGTTTGGGATATGAAGATGGACGTATCTTGGTTACATCACACGGATTTATGAGTGGAAGAGAAGAAGGTGAAGAAAAGAAATCTCTTGAAGAATACAAAAAAGAGTGTGGTGAATACATCAGTAAGATGTTAGGTGTTAATGTTACAGACATCGAAGACGTAGAAGTTGTAACAGAAGAAAGTGACCTATAATATAAATGAATAAATGTCTGTTTTATTAGTTGATGGAGATAATCTACTTACAATTGGTTTCTATGGTCTTAAGAATCACTTCTATAAAGGAAAGCACTTTGGAGCATTGTATCATTTTATTAATACTCTTAGGAGATCGTTTGAGATATACCATTTAGACAAGATTGTCGTATTTTGGGACGGAGAAAACGGACACCAACCAAGAAAACAGATATATCATTTATATAAAGAAAATAGACGGTCTCGTTTAAGAACCGACGAAGAAATCAATTCGTACAATACCCAAAGACAAAGAGTCAAACAATACTTAGAAGAATTATTTGTAAGACAAGGAGAGTATCCATTGTGTGAAACGGACGACAGTATCGCATATTACACGCAAAATTCACCAAACGAAAACAAAATCGTTTACTCGAGTGACGGAGACCTAACTCAACTTGTTTCTGAAAAAACACAAATTTACAACCCTTCACATCAGAAACTTTATAAGGTAAATGATACCATAGTTTATAGTCATGAAAACATTTTAATTGAAAACGTTAAATTGGTTAAGATGCTATGTGGTGACCCATCTGATAATATATCTGGAATCAAAAATATGGGGATAAAGAGACTTATTTCCATGTTCCCTGAGGTTAAGGATAGAAAGGTAACCTTAGAAGAAATCAGAGAAAAAACAAACCTTTTATTTGAAGATGACAAACACAATTGGTTACTTAGGAATTTACTAACAGGTGTAACCAAACATGGTGTTTTTGGGGAGGAGTTTTACGAAATCAATAACAGAATTGTAAGTCTTGATGAACCCTTATTAACAGATGAAGCAAAAGAAAATATAATTGCATTAATCAATGAAAATTTAGACCCCGAAGGACGGTCATATAAAAATACTATGAAAATGATGATGGAAGACGGACTCTTCCAAGTATTACCAAAATCAGACGATGCTTGGACTAATTTCTTAAATCCCTTTCTTAGATTAACAAGAAAAGAAAAAAATAAAAGGACAATTAAAATTAAAAACTATGAGTAACCAACAAATGGACATCACAAAATTCGAATTTCTACTTAGTTTAGGTGGGAACATCGTATGTCAAAGATTCTTTAATGTAAAAGATCATAATCCACAAGCAAGAAGATCGATGGATATGCATTATTACATAAAAAATATTTGCGAAGATATTAGCGAAGATTTGAAAATAAAAACTTCCGATTATATGAGTGAAAATCAAAACTTTATCCTCTCTTCTGAGTATGTGGAAGATTCGAATGAGCAAGAAAAAGAACACTTTTTATTGGAAATAAAGTTAGGTGACGACGTATTTATTTCTAGGATATTTCCGGCGTACTATTACCACCCAAAGGTTAGATACACGGTAGATATTCGTCCAAAACTTAAGAGAGTTTTGTCAGATTTAACTGACATTTTATCCGCTTATGATTTAGAGACGACGTATTTACACTACGAACTGTAAAATTTAAAAATTTATATAAAATAATAGACATGGAAGAAAAGAATTTTGGTTATTTAGGGTTTTCATTTCAGCAATCGCTTATTAAGGCAATCATAGAAGATAAAAAATATGGTGAAACAATTATCGATGTTTTAGAGAGTAAGTATTTTGAGAACAATTCCTTTAAATTTTTAATGGAAAACATTAAAGAATTGTATAAGACATACGAAAAGTTACCCGATTATCACACATTATCTCAAAAAGTTATGGCTGAAGGTGGAAACAAAGACTCCTCCAAAGTTCACGTTGACACATTAGAGGCGATAAAGGACGATTCAAAAGATACTGCATACGTTAAGGATACCGCCTTGAATTTTTGCAAACAACAAAACCTTAAAAGGGAATTAAAATCTGTACAAAATATTATTGAAAACGGACAATTCGAAGCTTATAGTAAAATTGAAGAGATTATCAAAAAGGCTTTACAGGTTGGTATTTCAAATGACGAGGTCCTTGACGTTTTTCACGATATAGACGCAGCATTAGAAAAAGACTTTAGACTACCAATTCCAACAGGAATTGTGGGTGTTGATAATTTATTAAAAGGTGGTTTAGGTAGAGGTGAATTAGGTGTAGTACTTGCTCCAACTGGTACAGGTAAAACAACCTTATTAACAAAATTCGCCAACACAGCATATAATCTTGGTTTAAACGTTGTTCAAATATTTTTTGAAGATAACGTTGGTAACATAAAACGTAAACACTATACTATTTGGTCAGGTATTGCTCCTGATGAACAACCTGAACATATAGAAGAAGTAAAAGAAAAGATTAAAGAGGCACAAGAAAGATCAGTAGGAACTATTAATCTTATGAAATTTCCGTCTGATAACATTACAATTTCAGATATTAAATCTAGATTGAGAAAAATGACATCGGATGGTATTAAAGTTGATTTATTAGTATTAGATTATGTAGACTGTCTTACCGCCGAAAGAAGTACAAACGGAGAAGAGTGGAAAGGTGAAGGATCTATTATGAGAAGTTTAGAGTCTATGACTGGTGAGTTTAACATGGCAATATGGACCGCCACACAAGGTAACCGAGAATCAATTTCTTCTGAAGTTGTAACAGGAGACCAAATGGGAGGTTCAATCAAAAAAGCACAAATCGCACACGTAATATTATCGATTGCAAAATCGTTAGAACAAAAAGACCAAAACTTAGCAACACTTACGTTAGTTAAGTCACGTATCGGTAGAGATGGTGTGGTATTCACCAACTGTAAATTCAATAACGAATTTTTAGTTATTGATACGGATTCACAAAATACATTATTAGGTCACGAACAAGATAGAGTTCGAAATAATGTAGATAGGGCAGCAGAAGCCTTCCAAAGAATACAAAAAGTAAAACCAAGAGTTTAACAATCAAAAAAAAAATTATGATAGAAAAAATATTACAAGATAACCCTGGACGCTTTGTCCTTTTTCCAATCGAACATCACGATTTATGGAAACTATATAAACAACAAGAAGCGTGTTTTTGGACCGCAGAGGAAATCGATTTAGCTCAAGATATTAACGATTGGGATAATAAATTGAATGATGACGAACAACATTTTGTTAAACATGTATTAGCGTTTTTTGCAGCATCAGATGGTATTGTTAACGAGAACATTGCGATGAATTTTGTTAATGCGGTTCAATACACAGAGGCAAAATTCTTTTACGGTTTTCAAATTATGATGGAAAATATTCATAGTGAAACGTATTCATTATTGATTGATTCATATATTAAAGATAAAGAAGAACAAAATAAGTTATTTCGTGCGGTAGAAACAATACCAGCCATTAAAAAGAAGGCCGATTGGGCAATGAAGTTTATTGAGAAAGGTAGTTTTGCCGAAAGACTTATTGCATTTGCCGCGGTTGAAGGTATTTTCTTTTCAGGTTCATTCTGTTCAATCTTTTGGTTGAAGAAAAGAGGTTTAATGCCGGGTTTAACATTTTCAAATGAATTGATTTCTCGTGACGAAGGTATGCATTGTGATTACGCTTGTCATTTATATAATAACCATATTGATAATAAACTTTCAAAAGAAAGAATTAAAGAAATCATTTGTGGGGCATTGGAGATTGAGAAGGAATTTATTCTCGAAGCATTACCTGTTCGTTTAATTGGTATGAATTCAGATTTAATGGCTCAATATCTTGAATTTGTAACGGATAGATTGTTAGATGCATTAGGTGTACCTAAAGTTTATAATTCTGAAAATCCATTTGATTTTATGCAAAATATCGCATTACAAGGTAAAACTAATTTCTTTGAAAAAAGAGTTGCAGAATATCAAAAGGCTGGTGTTAATAATGTTGCTGAAGATTTAAATTCAGCATTTGATGAGGATATGGATTTTTAAAATTTAAATAAAGAAGATGAAAGTAAAAAAAAGAGATGGATCCTTGGAGGAAATGAGGTATGACAAAATAACGAGAAGAATTAGTGTATTTTGTAGTGATTTAAATTTAGAATATATTGACCCAACATATGTTACTTTAAAAGTAACTCAAGGTATATATGACGGCATAACTACAACTGAGTTAGATGTGTTGGCTGCGGAAACCGCCGCAGCAATGGTTACCACACATCCTGATTATGCAAAATTATCAGGTCGTTTAGCGGTATCTAATTTACATAAGACAACACATAAAAAGTTTTCACAATGTATTAAAGAACTATATTCTTTTGTTGAACCGAAAACAGGTAAAGAGTCTTCATTGATTGACGATGACGTTTATAAGTTTGTAATGGAAAATAAAGAATCTTTAGATGGTGCAATTCACCAAGAAAGGGATTTAGATTTTGATTACTTTGGATATAAAACATTAGAAAGGTCTTATCTTTTAAAGATTGCCAATAGAGTGGTTGAAAGACCTCAATACATGTATATGAGGGTTGCTGTTGGTATTTGTAAAGGTAATTTAGAAACCGCACTTAGAATATATGATGATTTATCACAACACTTTTATACACATGCAACACCCACATTATTCAACGCGGGAACTCGTAAGGCACAAATGTCTTCTTGTTTCTTAATTGGAAATAAAGGTGATGATATTGATGGTCTATTTGATACCATTAAAGATGTTGCAAAGATTTCTAAGTGGGCTGGTGGTATTGGATTACACGTACATGATGTTCGTGCTAAGGGCTCATATATTAAAGGAACTGGTGGACAATCTGATGGTTTATTACCGATGATGAAAACTTATAATGAAGTTGCTCGTTGGATTAACCAAGGAGGAAAACGTAAAGGTTCATTTGCCATTTATCTTGAGCCATGGCATTCAGATATTTTTGAATTTATTGATTTAAGAAAAAATCACGGTAAAGAAGAAATGAGAGCAAGAGATTTATTCTTGGCGATGTGGACACCTAGCCTTTTCATGGAGAGAGTGGAATCTGATGGAGAATGGACATTGTTCTCACCTGACGAAGCGCCAGGTTTATCTGAAGCATATGATTCTCCGGAAGATAAAGCATTTACTCGTTTATATGAACAATACGAACAAGAAGGTAAAGGTAGAAAAGTTATTAAGGCAAGAAAATTAATGGACGCCATTTTAACTGCGCAAATTGAAACGGGAACACCTTATATGTTATATAAAGACCCGGCAAATTACAAGTCAAACCAAAAGAATTTAGGAACTATCAAGTCATCAAACTTGTGTACCGAGATTATTGAATATAGTTCACCAACTGAACAGGCAGTTTGTAATTTAGCATCAATTGCCTTACCTAAGTATATTCTCAATGGTGAATTTAATCACGACTTACTATATGAATACACATACCAAGTTGTTAAGAATTTAAATAATGTTATTGATTTAAACTATTACCCAACCGAAGAAACAAAACGTTCTAACTTTAGACATCGTCCTGTTGGGTTAGGTGTCCAAGGTTTAGCGGATGTATTTTGTATTTTAGAGTTACCATTTGAATCTGAATCGGCGGATAAATTACAAACGGATATTTTTGAAACAATCTATTTTGCTGCAATGACATCTTCAAATGATATTGCAAAAGAAGTCGGTGCGTATGAGTCAATATCAAATTCTCCAATCTCAAAAGGGATATTCCAATATGAGATGTGGGGTAAAAAAGATAAAGATTTATCAGGTCGTTGGGATTGGAAATCGTTAAGAAAAGACGTAGTTAAATTTGGTGTAAGAAATTCATTATTGGTTGCACCAATGCCGACGGCATCGACAGCTCAAATTTTAGGTAACAACGAAGCGTTTGAACCGTTTACAAGTAACCTTTATTCTCGTAGAACATTGAGTGGTGAATTTATCATGATAAACAAACACTTAGTTAGTGCGTTATTAAAGTTAGGATTGTGGAGTGATTCAATCAAGAATAAACTAATCATGGAAAATGGTTCAGTTCAAAATATTCCCGAAATACCAACACAATTAAAAGAGGTATATAAAACCGTTTGGGAAATGTCTCAAAAAAGAATTCTCCAAATGGCGGCAAACAGAAGTATTTTTATTGACCAATCACAGTCATTAAATTTATTTATTGATAATGCAACCAAACCTAAATTATTAGCGGCACATTTATTTGGTTGGAAATTAGGTTTAAAAACGGGTATGTATTACTTAAGAACAAGATCTGCGGTTGATGCAATGAAAGGATTAGGTATTAATACGTCAACAGAGAAACCCGTAGAACAAACACCATCTATAAATAATGTCGAGGTACCAACCAATACATTAATTAGTGAAAGAACACCTGAGGTTGTAATGACATCAGAAAGACCAACAGACTCACCATTCGAATGTGAGGGATGTGGTTCATAAAATAATGGGAGACTCCCCCAGAGTTACTAAGTATCTTGGACTTCCAGGTTTTGAGAATAAAGGGGGTGAATATCAAAACACTACATTAATCCCGACTTCGGTCGGGATTTTTCGTTTATTAATATTTTAGTTTAGTTTATATTTATAGGTATGAATGTAACATATGGTATAGATTTTCCATTTAGAGATAGTCCAAAGGGGGCTTACCTAAAGATGACAGAAACACCTGAAAGGGAAGTTCGTGCAAATTTGATTCATCTATTATTAACTAGAAAGGGAAGTAGATACTTTTTACCAGATTTTGGTACTAGATTATATGAATTCATTTTTGACCAAAACGACGTGGTTACATTTAATTTAATTGAAGAAGAGATAAGAGAAGGGGTTAGAAAATACATTCCTAATTTAGATATTAACTCAATTAACATTATGTCAGCTGAGGATGACCCCGATAGAGATAAATTGTTTTCACAAGATGAAGACGCAAGATTATTTAGAGTTTCGGATGACTCGACAAGACCGTATACGGCTAAAGTAAAAATAGACTATACAGTCAATAATGGAACATTTAGTTCTTCCGACTTTGTAATTATAAACATATAAGATGGCAAAAAAAATAACATACGCAACAAGAGATTTTGCGGGTTTAAGGGAAGAACTTGTAAACCTGACTAAAGATTATTATCCTGATTTAGTAAAGAATACTAATGACGCATCCATTTTTTCAGTATTACTAGATTTAAATGCTGCGGTTACGGATAACCTACACTTTCACATTGATAGAGTTTGGCAAGAAACAATGTTAGATTTTGCTCAACAAAGACAATCATTATTTCATATTGCAAAAACATACGGTTTAAGACTACCAGGTAATAGACCTTCAGTTGCGTTATGTGACTTTTCAATTAACGTACCAGTAAAGGGTGATAAAGAAGATGAAAGATATTTGGGAATTGTTAAAGGAGGTGCTCAGGTTTCAGGTGGAGGTCAAATATTTGAAACATTAGAAGATATTGATTTCTCTAACCCGTTCAATAGTAAGGGTGAACCAAACAGATTAAAGATACCAAACTTTGATGGTAACAATAAAACCATATCATACACAATCACTAAGAGAGAGGCGGTTGTTAATGGAGTGACTCGTATTTTTAGAAAAGTTATTACTCAATTTGACCAAAAACCATTCTTAAAGATTTTCTTACCAGAACAAAATGTTTTAGGCGTTGTGTCGGTTATCCATAAAGATGGTACAACATACGCGGGAAACCCAACCAACTCAGAATTTTCTGAAATTGGAAATAAGTGGTATGAGGTTAAATCATTGATGCAAGATAAGGTGTTTGTACCTAATCCAACGAGTTCATCAGATAAAGATAATTTTAAAGCAGGAAAATACATTGACGTTAATAATAAATTTACCACCGAGTATACCCCCGAAGGTTACTTCTCAATGATATTTGGTTCAGGATCGGTTAATCCAATGGATAATCTTGATAACTACATAACAGGTCAATTAAAAGTAAATTTAGCAACATATCTTAATAATCTTTCATTGGGTGCAATACCAAAGAACAACTCCACACTATTTGTGAAATATCGAATTGGTGGGGGTAAAGATTCGAATTTAGGGGTCAACGTTATTACAAGTATAGATACTGTCGAAGTTAGTATAAACGGTCCCTTATCAGGAACAAATACACAAGTTGAACAATCGTTAAGAGTGACTAACGTAACACCAGCGGTAGGTGGGGCGGATCAACCTACAATTGAAGAAATTCGTAATATGATTTCTTACAATTTTGCGGCACAAAACAGAGCGGTTACATTAAACGATTACAAATCATTAATTGAAACAATGCCATCAACATACGGAGCACCAGCTAAGGTTAACGTAATGGAAGAGAATAATAAAATAAGAATTAAATTATTATCATACGACGAAAGAGGTAATTTAACTGACACAGTTTCTAACACATTAAAAAATAATATTTTATCATATCTTTCTGAATATAGAATGATAAATGACTATTTGGATATTGTAAGTGGAGAAGTTATTGATTTAGGATTAGAAGTTGATTTAATTGTTGATAAGAATGAAAGTCAAACTGATATTATAAAATCAGCAATTGAAGGAATTATTGAATTTTTCAGAATAGAAAAAAGAAAAATGGGAGACCCATTATTAGTGGGCCAATTATCAAAAACAATAGGTAACACGCCAGGTGTTGAAAACGTAGTAGAAGTAAAAGTGTTTAATAAAACGGGCGGTGAATATTCTTCAGCACAAGTATCACAAGCATATGTGAATACCTTGACAAAAGAGATACGTCAGTCAGATAATGTGGTCTTTATGAAGAACAATCAAATCTTTCAAATTAGATTCCCTAATAAAGATATTAAGATAAGGGTTAAAACTATCGATTCGCCTTCATAC